CCACTAGACCAGTGAAAGCTACTGGCTGTTCTGTTCTTAAATTGATGATTGAACAGGATCAATTGATTATCAACGACTTTGACACAATCAATGAACTCAGCACCTTCTCTCGTAAAGGTGTGAGTTATGAAGCAGAACCAGGATGTAATGATGATTTAGTAATGTGTTTAGTTCTTTTTGGATGGTTGTCTGCTCAACAATATTTTAATTCAGTTACAGACATTAATACATTAACAAAATTAAGACAAAAAAGTGAAGACCAAATGATGCAGGAGTTACTTCCTTTTGGTTTATATGACGACGGTGAAAATGAATTAACGGAAGAGGCAACATATAAAAATATACAAGTCGACCGTGGAAATGGTGAGTGGTTGTTGTAAAATATCGTTTCTTATAAATAAAAACAAAATATTTGCAAATATTTGCCTTATAACAAGGAGATCCCATCATGCCATTTCAAGTTAGTCCAGGTGTTAACGTATCAGAGATTGATCTCTCTACGGTAGTACCTGCCGTATCTACTACCGAAGGTGTCTTAGTTGGTGTATTTACACAAGGTCCAGTTGAACAAACTGTTCTTGTTACATCAGAAGAAGACCTAGTTTCTCGTTTTGGGAAGCCAAACAGCACCAATTATGAAACATTCTTTACTGCTGCTAACTTTTTATCCTACGGTAACAAGTTATATGTAACTCGTGTTACAGCCGCTGACGCTGTGACAGCATCAGCCTCAGGTAATACTTCACTGTTAATCGAAACTCGTACAGAAGCAGAAGCAGTAACTGGCCAAGGCGAGTTTGTCGCTCAATCTCCCGGTGCTTGGGGAAACAATCTAAAAGTCTCTATCTGTTATGATAGCGCTGATTTTTCAGAATCGATTGAACTTACAGACGGTATTGATATCGGCGATACAACAGTTCAATGCTCTAGCGATTTGCTAAGTAACACAAATCTTGCTGCTGGTGACGTTCTTCGTGTTGGTAACTCTTCAATCGGGTTTCAAGACTTAACAGTTACAACAGCTGAGGTTGAGTCCGGTAATACAGCCTATTGTCTTATTACCTTTGCTCCAGCATATCGTTTATCACAAAAATCACCCGCCCCAGCTACTCGTTATTGGGCACACTATCTCAACGTTGATGGTGCGCCTGCAACAGGTAATGCTCACATCGTAGTTGTTGACGAAGATGGTGGCATTTCTGGTACAGCAAATACAATCCTTGAAGTCTTCTCGGATGTTAGCCGTACAGATGGTGTTACAAACGATCAAGGAACTTCTGTATATTACAAAGACGTAATCAACGAGCGTTCAAATTACATCTGGGCTACCGCTGCTTCACTTGGTGATGGTGTTAACTACACATCGTTCACAAATGGAGCTGAAGGCACAGATGCTACAGAATCGGCCATTGCTCTTTCACGTCTTGCTCGTGGTATAGACCTTTATCAAAATGCTGAAGAGATTGACATATCATTGTTCCTCTGCGGTAAAGCTAATACAACAGTAGCAAACTATATTATCGATAATATTGCTGAAGACCGTAAAGACTGTGTTGTATTCGTATCACCAGAGCGTGATGATGTTGTTGAGCAATCTCTCGGCGCTGAACTTCCAAAAATTACAGACGGTACTCCTGATAGTTTCGTTTACAATATTCGTCGTTCTTCTTATGCTGTTATGGACTCAGGTTACAAGTATCAGTATGACAAATACAACGATAAGTTCCGTTGGGTCCCGTTAAATGGTGACATCGCTGGTCTTTGTGTTCGTACAGACGACACACGTGACCCTTGGTGGTCACCAGCTGGTTACAATCGTGGTATCATTAAGAACGTTGTTAAACTAGCATGGAATCCCAAGAAAGGTGAAAGAGACATTCTGTATAAAGCTGGTGTTAACCCAGTTATTACGCAGGCTGGACAAGGCACATTGCTCTTTGGTGACAAGACACTTCTTGCTCGCCCAAGTGCATTTGACCGCATCAACGTCCGTCGCCTCTTCATAGTTCTAGAGAAGGCAATCGCTACTGCTGCTAAGTATTCGCTCTTCGAGTTCAATGATGAGTTTACACGGGCACAGTTCCGTAATCTAGTTGAGCCATTCCTTCGTGACGTACAGGGTCGCCGTGGTATCTATGACTTCCGTGTTGTTTGTGATACATCAAACAATACAGGTGAAGTTATCGACCGCAATGAATTTATTGGCGACATTTACATTAAACCTGCTAAGTCAATCAACTTCATACAGTTGAATTTCGTTGCAGTTAGAACTGGCGTAGAGTTCGAAGAAATCGTAGGTAAGTTCTAATAAAAACGAATAAATAATATTAAAAAAGGAGTTATTTAAATGGCTTTCAACATTCAAGAAATTCGAAGCCAACTTGTATTAGGGGGAGCGAGAGCATCGCTCTTCCAAGTGCAAATCGCTAATCCAGCGAATGGCGCAGGCGATATTAAAGTTCCATTTATGGTAAAAGCTGCTCAAATACCAGCTTCCACACTTGGTTTCATTGATGTGCCATACTTTGGTCGCACGATTAAGATTGCTGGTGATAGAAAATTTGCTGAGTGGACAGTCACAGTCATCAATGATGAAGATTTTCTTATTCGTAATGCAATGGAACAATGGATGAATACAATCAATTCTCACGCTGGTAACATTCGTGAGTTTGGTTCTGCTTCACCATTGCTTTATAAGTCAAATGCTCAAATCACTCAGTTCTCTAAAACTGGTGTACCAATTCGTGAGTATACATTTAACGGCATGTTCCCAATTGAAGTATCAACAATTGAGATGAATTGGGAAACAACTGACGCTATTGAAGAGTTTACAGTGACCTTCCAATATGATTTCTGGGAAGTCACTGGTGGTATTACTGGTACTTCTACAGCATAATATAAATAGATTAATACGGGGATTGGGCCCAATCCCCACTAATCTGTAGAGGTATAAGAATGGCAAGTTTATTTGGTTTCGAGATCAAAAGAAAAGATGATGAAGACAAACTTAAATCGTTTGCTGCTCCAGTAGACGAAGAGGGTTCTGTTGTCGTTGCTGCTGGTGGTCAATACGGCACCTATGTTGATCTTGAAGGCTCCGCTAAAAATGAAGCAGAACTTGTTACAAAGTATCGTAATATGCTTCAACATCCAGAAGTTCAAAGAGCTATTGAGGATATTGTAAATGAATCTATTGTCGTTACAGACAACCAAAAAGTTGTTGAATGTGTAACAGATGATGTTGATCAACCAGAATCAATCAACAAAAAAATTCGTGAAGAGTTTGATGAAGTTTTAAGACTATTAGATTTTTCAAATAATGGTTATGATACATTTCAAAAATGGTACGCTGATGGACGACTTTACTATCATGCTATTATTGATGAATCTAAGGTTCGCGAAGGTATTAAAGAATTAAGATATATTGATCCCCGTAAGATTCGTAAAATTAAAGAAGTTGAAAAGAAACGTGAGGGTGAAGTTACTTTAAATAAAGTCAAGAACGAATATTATATTTACAATGATAAAGGATTTAATGGTAAAAACGCTGCTTCTGGTGGTTCTGCATCAGGATTTGATGGAGTAAAAGGTTTAAAGATTGCCAAAGATTCCATCGTACATGTCACATCTGGTATTGTAAACGAAAATAACTCACTTGTTCTATCACATCTTCACAAAGCAATAAAACCACTAAATCAGTTGCGTATGCTTGAAGATGCTTCTGTAATCTATCGTATTTCCCGTGCACCAGAGCGTCGTATTTTCTATATTGATGTTGGTAATCTACCTAAGATGAAAGCGGAGCAATATCTTCGTGATATGATGGCGAAGCATAAGAATCGTTTGGTGTATGATGCTTCAACAGGTGAAGTTCGTGATGACCGTAAGTTTATGACTATGTTAGAAGATTTCTGGCTCCCACGTAGAGAAGGCGGTAGAGGTACAGAAATCACAACTCTTCCAGGCGGTCAAAATCTCGGTGAGATGGAAGATGTGTTGTATTTTCAAAAGAAACTATATCAAGCATTAAATGTTCCTGTATCGAGACTTGAAGCAGAAGCACAATTTAATATCGGTAGGGCTTCAGAGATTACAAGAGACGAAGTGAAGTTTTCTAAGTTTATTGGTAGACTTCGGAATCGTTTCTCTATTCTTTTTGATAAGATTTTAGAGAAACAACTTATTCTAAAGGGTATTATCACTCCAGAAGATTGGCCAGACATTCAGGCAAATCTTCGGTACGACTTCATGGAAGATAATCATTTTGAAGAACTAAAACAAGTAGAGATTTTGCAGAACCGTCTAACAGCTCTTCGTGATATTGATGAATATGTGGGCAAGTATTACTCTCGGAAATGGGTGCGTCAAAACATTCTACAACAATCAGAAGATGATATCAAAGAACTTGATGATGAAATCGCTGAAGAAGAAAAAGAATTTGGTGATGAAGGTGATGCTGGAACGGATCAACAACAAGAGCCTGTTCAACAAGAACCTCCTCCTGAACAACAGTAATATTTTATAAATAAAATGGAGTAAATATAATGTCGGATGTAGTAGATTTATTAAAATTTGCACATGAAAATAAACCAGTAGATTTTCAGGCTGCTTTTCAAAATGTAATGAAAGACAAGATTGGTAATGCTCTTGCTGCTAAGAAAGAAGTTATTGCTCAGAATATGATGAATAATTCAGAAGAGGAAGATGAGGTTGACGACGACCTTGACCTTGATGATGAATTAGTATTTGATAGCGAAGAAGAATAAACAATTTAATTAGGGAACTCAAATATGCTATCATTTAAAGAACTAATGAATGAGGTTGCCGAACCAAAAGCGGGCGACGAACAACGATTCAAGGCAAAACATATTGTGCAAGTCATCGATGACCCTCATATGGATAAAGAAAATCGTGAAGGCACAAAGAAATCCCCATCCAAGAAGAAGCGCCTTGCTGACATGGAAAAAGGTGAGGACGAGCTCGTTTACGAACAACATATGATGACATGTGAAGATTGCGGCGAAGAGTATGATGCTGACGAAGGTAAACATGAGTGTGATGTGGAAGAGCATTTCGAAAGAATTGCTGGAGAGCTATTAGACGAAGGTATTGACGTAGACGACCTAACTGAAGAGCAGCTTGACGAGATACTTGGTCGAGTTGTAAAGGGCGCTGCAAGACTTGCTAAGAAAGCAGTTGTCAACAAACAAGGTAATGTTAGATTTTCAACTGCTGGTAGAGCAGACTCTGCTGAAAGAAAAGCATCGAGGTTAGAAAAGAAAAGGCAAGACCGTGAAAGACTCAAAAAAGCACAGGCTAGAGTAGCAAAAGCACGTCAAGAACTCCGAAACGAGTATGGGTATGTACCTGAAGAGAAGATGACCGACGATGAAATGAAAAAGCGTGAAGAAATCGTCAAAGGTATGAAAGACAAAGAAGCAGAGCTTAAAAAGCGTTATGGTGACCGTTGGAAGTCAGTAATGTATGCTACTGCTACAAAGAAGGCAATGGAAGAAGTTCGTAAGTATACATCACCAACTA